TTGGGCTTCTAAACCTGTTGAACTTAAACAAGCAGAACCTTCACAACCCCTTGAAATTGAATAATTTGATATTATACGGGCGCGTATTGCGCGCGGTTTCACGCCCGCGATATTATACGGGCGCGGGTTATATTGCGCGTGTGCGCGCGTGTTATATCATTCGTGGGAATTCTGCCCAATTTTCGTTGTGACCCTACCCCATGTACCACGCCACCCCCCTTCGACGATTGAGGATTCCTTTATACAGCTCCACATCCCACAGCCCATTCCAGAACATTTTATAGATTTTCTCTAAGACCCCCCTATGTACTCCCCCCACTCCCCCTACTTTATAGCAATGGCCTTCTTAGTTTTAGTTTTTTGTTTGGCTATGATATGGTTTCCTAAGGAGCCTGACGAGTTATGAATAAGGATGTAGAGATAGCTTATTGTCCTCGGGATCAGTTTATGCCGCTGCATGAGTGTAAGAAGCGGTGGATGGTGGTTGTGGCGCATAGACGGTCTGGAAAGACTGTGGCTAGTTTAAACCAGCTTATAAGGGGTGCTTTGCTTTGTGCTAATAAGAATCCTAGGTTTGCATACATAGCTCCCTATCGCATACAGGCTAAGGCTGTTGCTTGGCAGTACTTGAAAGACTTTACGGCGGGGATACCAGACAGGAAAGTGAGTGAGTCTGAGTTGTACATACAGCTTCCTAAGGGTGGTAGGATTACCTTGTATGGTGCTGACAATAGCGAAAGCCTTCGTGGACTCTACTTAGATGGGGTGGTAGTGGATGAGCCTGCTGACATGGATGGGGATTTCTTTAAGAACATTCTACGGCCTGCTTTGTCTGACCGTCTTGGTTGGTGTTTGTGGATTGGTACGCCAAAGGGACGCAATAGCTTCTTTACGTTGTTCGACAATGCGCTGCATGACGACGACTACTTCACCTTGTTCCTACCAGCCAGTAAGTCTGAGCTTCTTCCGCAGTCTGAATTGGACTCAGCTTTAAAGGTAATGGGTAAGGAAGCCTTTGATAGAGAGTATGAATGTAGCTTTGAGGCTCCTGTTCCTGGTTCTATTTACGCCAATCAGATAAACCACCTACGTAAAGAGAACAGAATTATGGACTTTCCTATGGAGCAAGGCCATCCAATGTATACTTTCTGGGACTTAGGGCAGTCGGATTTCACGTGTATATGGCTAGTACAGCTAGTCAATAGGGACATTCTGCTGCTTAACTACTTCTCAGACACGGGTAGGACGCCTGCTTATTACGTAGATCAATGCCTCATTTGGGAGAAAAGGTATGGCAAGCCTATCAAGATGCACCATCTACCCCATGATGCTAACACAAGAGATAGGGGTGGTAAGACATGGATAAGCGATTTGAAGGATGCTGGTATGACAGACCTATGTGTTGTTCCTAGAACGCCAGACATTTGGCTAGGGATAAACCAAGTGCGTGATCTCATGCCCCGCTTCGTGATCCATAGAGCCAACTGTTCAAAGCAGTTTGGTACTAAGATGACTCCTATACCATCAGGGTTGGACTGCTTAGAGTACTATCGTAAGCGTGAGGTGCAAACTGGGGCAGCTACTAATGAACGTCCTGTACATGATGAGTTCTCACACGGAGCTGATGCTATACGTACACTAGGTGAGGCTTATAGCTATGGACTGCTTACAGGTACGTCAGAGTTTGCTAGGCAGACCAAGACTATAGACATACGTGTATCCCGTGAGCCCGTTAAACAAAGCAGCTTTAGAAAGATGTTTAAATCATTCCGATGAGCCCAATAGATCAAATACAACATACATTCACCCAGAAGGGCGTAGACTTCCCATCCATACTTGAGATGCACTATGCCCACGGATTCGTTTATAGCACGCCTGAGTTCTTTGTAATGGGCCGTCCTGTAGACAGCAAGGAGTCCTACAACCTAATTAGAGAACCAACGTATACGTTTGATGATTATAGACAAGATGCGTGGTGGATATACGGTATGGCTGGACAAACGGACAAGGCATGGAATATATTGCCCTACCCTCTCCCGTTGATTGGTTTTGAACGCTTTGACGAAATTCCTCGCTTTTATGCCATATCAACCTTAAGGCGTTTAACTAACAAAACATAATTTATGGGCGGATCCACTCCTACAGTTCCAGATGCACCAACACCAACGCCTCCCGTTACACAAAATAACGCGGCAAGTGTTGCTGTAGAGCAAGCAACCTATCGCCAGCAACTCCGTCGCAAAGGCATTGGTCAAACAGTGTTTGCAGGATCTAAAGGTGGCTACGGTGGCACAGGTGGTCTACAAGGCTACGCTGCTGGCATGACTCCTCCTGGCAGTGGTTCTGGTGGAAGCATGGGTGGTGGTTCATCTTCAGGTCCAGGCGTAGGTGGCGGACCAGGATCCTATCAACCAAATCCTGGAAGTACAGCAGGAGGCCGACTAGCATGATTTTACCACAAGCAGACGAAATTGTTAATAACCCATTGCCGAACGAGACGGCAGCATCACCTGTTGTTACACAACGACATTTGGATGAATGCACTCGCGCTCTTGGACGTCCCTTGTGGGATTTTGAATTTGGTATACTCCAAGATATGTTAATGACCTTAGAAGGCATAAACCGTAAAGCAATGAAGAAAGGTGTACTTCAAGGCTTCTCTATGGACGAGCTGGTAAACATTTTTATTGAACGTGTGCAAGAGGCAGAGAACAAAGCCCAAGCACTTAAAGCAGCTCTTAATTAATCATGGCCTCTTTAGACGATAACGAATTAGCACTTAAGCTATTTAAACGTGCGGATAAGCTAAAGAGCTATCGTAACAGCATATTTGATCCACGCTGGCAGGAAATCTCTGACTACTTTTGGCCTGATGTATCCGACATTAATACGGAGAAAACTGAATCCTCTACTGGTTGGTTTGACCGACTATACGAATCAACCGCTATGCGAGCTTCAGCTACTTGCTCTGTTGGTGTTCGTAACTGGGTTACTCCGTCTACTGAACCTTGGTTAGACTTAGCACCACCAACCAATCTTACTAAGAACGCAATGGCTAGACAGCCTGACATGAGTCAGCCTGGTAGTGCTCGCGTACAGAAACTTCTTAACCCGCAATCACAGCCTGTAGATGAAAACGGAGTAGATGAAGCTACACGTTGGTCAGCAGACACAGCGCAAACTATTCTCCAAGAACTTGCGGCGTCTAATTTCTATTCCGTTGTTCAACCATTCAACAGAAGTGCATGTGTATTCGGTACAGCTCTTATGTTCATGGAAGAAGGCAAGGCCAACCTCTACCGCTTTGAGCAATTCAAAGTTGGAACATTTGTTATCTGTGAGAACGACGAGAAGACAATCGACACTGTTGTACGCTGGTTTAAATTAACCATACGCCAAGCAGCACAGAAGTTCGGCATTGAGAACCTTCCTAAGAAGATGCAGGAAGCGTTTGATAAAAAGAAGTACGATGAAATGTATGAGTTCATGCACCACGTATTTCCTAATGATGATTTTAAAGTCGGTGAGTTAGGAACAAACGGTAAAGCGTTTGCTTCTGTTTACCAGACAGTGGTGGAAAAGAAAATCGTTAGCTATCAGGGCTACGATGAGATGCCATACTTTTGTTTACGTTGGAGTCGTTGGGGTACAGATGACCAAGCATACGGTTGTTCTCCAGCATTTGAGACTCTTGTAGAAGCACGCCAACTTAATTTCGTCACCCAGTATCAGGATGCTCTAGCCGAGTTAAAAGCCTTCCCGCGTCTACTGTATCCAGACAACCTTGATGGCAACATCCAACTTGCTGCGGGTGGTGTGACAACTTACAAGGCAGATCAACCTGAAGCTGTTCCAAGGGAATGGCTGACACAAGGTGATTACCAAAACACTAAAGAAATGTTAGATGACAAACGTGATGCTCTTAAGAAAGCATTCTTCGTAGACATCTTTAACGCTCTTGGAAACTTGGAAGATAAGCGTATGACCGCCACTGAGGTGAGTCAGCGTATCGGTGAGAAGCTAGATCAGTTCACAGGAACATTCGATCAATACCGCACTGACCTTATCAACCCACTTATCTTACGTTGCATAGGCATTGCGTACAGAGCTAACAAACTTGGTAAAGCTCCAGAGGCACTTATGGTTCGTCCTAACAACGATCCTAAGGAACCAATGCAGTTGGCTACACCTAAGATTAATATCAAGAGCCGTGTAACGCTTGCGATGAACGAGGTGAAGAATGTAGGCACTGAGAAAACTCTTGGTATGCTACAACCTTTAGCTCAGATGCGTCCTGAGATCATGGACAACTTTAACTTTGATAATTTGGTACGTATGACAGGCCGTAACTTTGGTATGCCTGAGGCTTCATTCCGTTCTATGAAAGAAGTCGTAGATTTACGTAACCAACGCGCTCAGATGATCGCAAAAGAAAACGCTCTCAAGAATGCAGAGACTGCCGCAAATGCTGCTGGCAAACTCGGCAAAGCACCACAACAACTTCAAGACGCAGCATCAAATCAACTTCAATCAGCTCAAGGATAAATCATGGCAACACCAACCACATTAAGATACCAATGGCAGGCAACAAGCGGCACAACCGCTTTATCTACCACGACCGCAACTCTGCTCATCGCAGGGCAGACACAAACTGATTTAACTGGTGGTACACGCCAGCTACGTAATTATTTAACAGATCTATCCTTGATTAATTTAAATGGTACTGTGTCTACACTTGTTAGCATATTAGATGGATCAACTGTTATCTGGACTGGTTACGCAGATCATAACAATTCAGCTACCGTTGCTGTTCCATTCATAGTTAATTTTACTACACCAATACACAGCAGCCCTGGTAACGCATTATACATTCAATGCAATACCACTGGTGCTACTCTTTATTGGTCAGCGCAAGGATTCTCAGCTACAGCTAACTAACACATAACATGGCACTCGATCCAACCGAGCTCGCCATCTCTCATTCACGCAGACTCGAACTAGCCTACTTAAAGGTATTCGGGCCGTTAGACACGAGAGATGCGGACCAAAGACTGGTCTGGGCTGATTTAGAAAAACATTGTAAGGTGAATGCTCTGTCTGCGGAAGCACGTACAGACGGAGAGATTGCACACCTTAAGACTTACTTTAACGAGGGTAGGCGTTCTGTTTATCTCCACATTAGGGGTAACATCCTAAAGGCAGGTATAGAACCACGCCCTCTCAAAATTCGCAGAGGAAAACCAACAACATAATCCAACATGGCTACTCCACAAATAGTATTAGACATTAACGATAAGCATGAGCTTGTTCGTATACACGGCGTCAATGGCGGTCGTAAGACAGTCCTAGCACGCTTAGATCCCCCAGGCGGTTATACAACCATCTATTGGAAGGATGCAGAAATGCGTGATAGCTACCACAAATCGGTAGAAGCCTATCTAACAAACGAAAAGATATTGATTGTGCAGACGTTAATGGAAGGCCAAAAGCCAGACGTCATTAGTCCAAAAGCTCCGCCAATACCTGACATGCACCCACAGCAAGGTGACTTAACACCAGCGTATTTAGATTGGTTACAGAAATGGGCTCCAATCAAATTCCAAAATGTTCTTGGCATTAAGATACGTAAATTAAAAGAGGGTGAAGAAGCACCTAAGGATCCGCGTGAGTTATGGGTGCGTGCAGACGTCATCCGTACTGATAGCCGTCCAAAGCCTGGCACGAATGGTGGAGAGTATATGTCCACACGTTTCAAAGCCCGCGATCAAATCATTGCCCGTCGTGCATCCCATATTACATTTATTGAAAAAGAGATTCTTAAAGAAACAAGAGACGTTAATGGCGATTTGGTACAGATTACTACCGAGCCTTACGAAGATCGTTACTCTCCTGAGTTAATTGATAAGATGGAAAAGAAGGGCGACATAGAAGTTGTTTGGCGTCGTCATGCTGCTGCTTCCGCTGGTAGCTCGTTCTAATGTTTAAGATACTCAACATAACTAAAGTTCCAGTAGGACAACCCATTCCAACAAATGCCCGAACCAGTAGCAGTGGCAGCTCCAACGCCACAAACAGCAACAAGTCAGTCATCCCAGCCAAGCCCATCGGCTCCAAGTCCAAGTAGTTTGGATCCTAACTATTCTTCGTTCTCAGGAACGGAGGTAAAGACGGATCAAGGTACAACGGCTCCAGCCGCAGAGTCTAAACCAGACAGCTGGATAAACTCATGGTTTAAGCAAGATGGTAGCTTAGACCATACGGCTTTTGATAAAGCCCCAGACGACATACGCAAGATGCGTAAAGACCTTGAACGCTATAAAAGCGGCGACGACTTTTTAAAAAGCTATGGCGGCTTAAAAGAACTTGCTACAAAGAAAGGTATCATTGAACCACTGCCTAAGGATGCCACTCCAGAAATGCGGGCAGAGTATATGACTCTTATGAGGAAGGTAAACGGAACCCCCGAGAAGCCCGAAGGTTATAATCTGACTAAACCTCAAGATCTACCAGATGCCCTCTGGGATCAAACGTATGCCAATAATATGGCACAAGTAGCTTATGAAGAGGGTTTGTCACCATCAGCTATGCAAAAGCTCGCACAGGCCGAAATAACCCACACCAAAGCGATTATAGAACAAAACCAGAAGATGGAACAAGAGTGGTTTCAGAAGCAAGACGCTCTATTCCGCGAGGTAGCTCAAAAAGAAGGTTTAGATTATGGCAAAGCTAAAGACTTGGCCGAACGTGCAGGAGCTCGTTTTGGGGCAGACCCACAGAACCCGCTTTACAAAAATGCCACCTTCTTGGCTTTTGCAGCTAGGGTTGGTAAAGCTTTATCTGAGGATAATATGGTAAAAGGAGAAAGTGCAAAGAACATGTCTTTGTCTCCAGACCAGATGACTCCTGAGCAAGCCAACGCCGCAGCTAGGGATGTTTCGACCAATAAGGAACATGCAGACTATAAAGCCTATTGGGATAAGAACCATAAGAACCATGACGAGGTGGTAAACCGCGTTAATAAGCTATGGGTCAAAGCTGCATCCAATCGTCCGCAAAGAGGAGGGTCACGCTAATGGCTAATCACGAAGATCTTTACAGAGAGCTACAGGCTCAAGAGACTCACGACGACGAACTCTACGAACAACAATATGCCAAAAAAGCAGCCAAGAAAGTCCCGCAAGTCGCCGTTGACTCCAACGCAGCCGCCAAAAGGTATAACGAAGAAATCCTGCCAGTCATCCAAGCCCGCAGAAGGGTGGCCCAAGGATTACCTCCAACTAATAACCCAATTAAGAACCTTATCCTTAAGGTTACAAACAAAGATAAATTGACAGAACTATCTGATATAGAGATAGTTGAGCCTACAACTGAGTTCATTCAAGTCCCTAAAAAACAATAATGAGAACCGTCATTCCAACTGGCGTTAAAGTATTAGTGTTAAAAGATAGACCAAAAGAGACAACGATGGGAGGCATAGTTATTCCTGCAATAGCTGAGCGTACCCCTCGTTTTAGTCCTACCGTCTTTGCTACCGTCCTTGGACGTGGCCCTAAATGCGACTGGGTACAGGTCGGCGATAGGGTAGCGGTCAAAAACGTGGCAGGAGACGATTGGGAGTTTGATGGTGAGTTAGTTACTATGTTACGTGAAAAGGATTTAATCGGTATTTCTACCGAGGAAACCACTTGACAGATCTGGGGTCTGGCTCTTGCAATAGGGCCAGATCCACACAAAGGACACTCTAGCTTAGCTAGACCCAGCGGTCGATCGGATAACCAGCTCCGAGAACCAGACCGCGTAAGTGATACTCTGGGGGTAGGGCAACAAACGATAGAGAAAACAACTTACTTAATTTTTTACTACAATGGCATCAGGAGTTATTACACTACCGCCGCATTACGAGCCAGCTTTCGATACAGTCTGGCACGAGATTATGGCGCAACAAATCGACCACCGTTTAGCAGGCATGTACGTGTCTGACACAGTGGCTGGTAACCAAAAACGCTACGATCAAATGGGATCACAGTCCTATGCAATGAGCCAAAAAACAGCTCGTGCAGCAGTGACCGAACCATCTGATGTACCTACAGCTATCCGTTGGGTTATCCCAACAGCTTATCAAAAAGCTACATGGATTGACGAGGATGATTCAGTTCTTCTCGGTTCACTCCCTGATCCACAGAACATTATCGCGATGAATCACGCTATCGCTGTTAATCGTTTAAAGGATCAGCTCATCATCAACGCTGCACTTGGAACTAACTATACAGGCGCACAAGCAACAACAGCAACTGCACTACCTTCTTCTCAGCAAATTGGCGTTCAGTTCCCAGGCAACACAAACACGGGCATGACCCTAGCAAAGTTGCTTGAAGCAGTTTACGTATTAGACGCAAACGACGTTCCAGAAAACGATCGCGTTTTAGTCTATGCAGCTAAACAGCTTTATGATTTGTTGTTGAATGTAGACCAAGTAGACTCAGTTCTCTACAACGACGTTCGTGCTTTAATGAAAGGCCGTCTTGATGAGTTCGCTGGCTTCCGCTTTGTTCGCACTCAATTACTACCAACCGCTGGTACACCTTCAATCCGTAGCTGTATCGCTTACCAAAAGAAGTTCTTACTCCTTGGTGAAACAAAGGGTCAGTCCACAAAGATAGACATCTTACCTCAGCAATCCCATGCAATCCAAGTTCGTACCACATACTTTGCTGGTGCAACTCGTATGGAAGAAGCTGGCGTAGTTCTCATCTCCTGTGACGAAACACAATAAGAATAATAATTAACAAAGGAACAAACTACCATGGCTACATTTTATTCTTCAATCGCAACAGAACAGCAACCATTTCTGAACTTCCCAGGTGGCGGTATGACCGCACAGGGATCAGCAGGATTTAACGATCCAGCATTAGAAATCGGTTCAGTAAAAGAAGTTATTGCTACGTACACGATGACAGGCACAGAAGCAGCATCGGACACAATCCGTTTATACTTGGCACAACCAGGTACAATGATTGATCCAGCTTACAGCTCTGTCTGTTCAACTGGCGTTGCAACAACTGCTACAATCACCGTAGGTGACGACGACACAACTGGTAACTATATTTATGGTTCCACTGCTGTAGTTGCATCAGCTACTCGCTACTCAACTGCCTTAAACGTCGCTGCTGCTACAACAACGCAGATCGGCTTTACAGGTGGCGTATCATTAAACATCCCTTACCAAATTGGTGCATTAGCAGTTGAGCCTCAGGGTTCATCCGCTGGTACTGGTGTGGCAGGCGCATGGGTTTATGCTACATTCGCAACATTAGCCACCGTTACAACTGGTGGTACATTAGTATTCCGCTTAAAGGTTGTTAAACCTTAATTCGGCGTCATAGAGTATATGGGCTATCATCCGCGAGTTGGACGCTGGTGGTAGCCCTAACTTTTTTATAACATGCAACAACTCTCGCAGACAGACATTTGTAATCTGGCTCTAATGCAATTAGGGCAACGGAAGATACAATCTATAAACAACCAAACAGACGCTAATGCGATTGCTTGTAATGTTGCATGGAATGAAGCGTTTGGTTCAGTGGCTCGTGAAGCTCCGTGGAATTGTTTAAAGGCTCTGGCTACGTTGCCACAGCTTGTTGTTCCATCAACGGCAACCAATCCAAACAATCCAGACATCCCATCAACAGCAACGGTATGGACTCCAGGTGTGTCCTACGCTGTTAATGCTTACGTAACGTATGCGGGTTATCTTTATCAATGTTTGATAGCTAACGTCGCATCTACCAATTTCGCAGGAGATTTAACAAAAGGTTATTGGTTTCAGACCAACCTATTCTCTGCATCCTATTTAGGACCACTTCCTGGCAACACAGTGCCTGCAAGTGAATGGGCTTATGCCTATGCCCTACCTGGTGACTTTATCACTCTTATAGAGCTTAATAACAATAATGTATGGGGCGGAGGAGCAACAGCATGGGGTACAGCTGGTAGCCAAGGGGCAAGCCACGAGATATTTCAAAATGCTCTCTATACCAACCAGACATACGCTAACATTAAGTATGTGCAATATCAGCAAGATACTACCAAGTATGATGCACTTTTTACAGACGCATTAACTTTAAAGCTCGCGGCAACTATAGCCACGGATCTGCGTAAAGATGATGCCACTCTTTCGTTACGTCTTAGACAGGAATACAAACAAGTTCTTTCTGAAGCCCGTACTAAAAATGCTGGTGAAGACAAGCTACGTCGGTATAATATCGTAAGCGAATCCCGATTCATCAGGAGTCGTTGGAGAAGCACTAACGGATAATGCCACACACGCTTAATACTCTCTCTGCGTTCACAGCAGGCGAATGGTCGCCTACGTTGGACTCTCGCGTTGATTTGCCTAACTATAGAAAGGCTGCACGCAAGCTAAGGAACATGGTTCCTATGAAACAGGGAGGAGCTACAAGACGTCCTGGTACGCAATTCGTAGCACAAGGAGGACAGACTCGTGGTGCTTTTACATCCCCGCTTTCAAGACTAATTAAGTTTCAATACGCTCCTGGGACAACTTACATACTAGAGTTCTTTCAGAATGGTATAAGATTTTACACAGGTGGCACTACAGCTACACAGATACAGACAGTACAGTCTACCCTACCAGCGTACACTAACGGCACATGGTACGCTATAGGAGCTTATGTAGTTTATGCGGGAGTAACCTATTATTGTTTTAATGGTCCTGTGTTAGCTAGCAGTACCAATCGTCCAGGGACAAGCATTGGTAACAATTTCTGGAGATCGCAAACTGCCTTTCAAGTACCTACGCCGTACAACGCCAATAACTTTACAGCTCCTAATTATTGGGCTGCTGATATATTTAGCTTACAATTTGAACAAATAAACGACGTTGTTTATATAGTTCATCCTAACTATCCCGTTTGGAAGCTAACACGTTATTCGGATACCAACTGGGTAATGCAGCAAGTGCAGTTTCTCACGCCAGCAATGTTGGATGAGAATGCTACAGATATGACTTTAACAGCTTCTGCTGTATCTGGAAGTATTACTTTATCAGCCAACCCTAATGCAGCTTGGGCTAACAGTACAGTTTACGTACCAGGCAATACGGTAAGTGGAAGTCCAGACGGAGTTAATACTTACATTTATAATTGTATTGTATCTAACACATCGAACTCCAGTGGTGCGTTTGGTCAGGATTTAGCTCTTGGATATTGGACACAGCAAAACACTTTCCTATCTGGTCATGTTGGATCCTATTGGCAATTAGCGTACAACCGTCCTACGTCTAACATAGAATTTGATGCAGCAACTATAAGTTCTGGCAGTTACAACTTTGGTAGTGGTTCTTGGAATGGCGGAACTACTACTCTTTACGTTATTGGCACATGGGAAATACAAACCTATGGCACTTGGACAGGTAATTTTACAGCCCAAGTTAGCTATGACAACGGAACCACTTATCAAAACATTGTAACCTTAACAAGTAAGAACGATGCAAACTACTCAATCTCAGGCCAAGAACTTACTGGTGGTTTATATACTTTTAGCTTTATCGGTGGGAGTACAGCAACTGTTGCCAGCTCCACACCGCCACGCGTTGTCCTTACAGCAAATAATCAATACGTTTACGGACTGGTTAAGATTACAGACGTAAGCACTCTTTACACAGCTACAGCTACAGTTGTTGGACATGCTTTATATGCTACAACGCCTACAACATTTTGGTCAGAAGGCGCATGGTCTAACGTTAGAGGATACCCGCAAGCCGTAACTGTTTATCAGGAACGTATGTGGTATGCTTCAACGTCATATCAACCACAACGCGTTTGGGCTACTCAAACAAACGACATAGAAAACTTTGCGCTAATAGATCAGTCTCAGCCTACGTATGGCCTAGCTTTTGATTTAAACGCACCTAGCCGCGGTCCTATCAACTGGCTTAATGCTCAAACGGATCTTATGGCAGGACTAGCTGCGGCAGAGTGGATCATAGGCTCAGGACAGCCTAACACCGCTATTAGCCCTACATCCATTACAGCCGTAGAACATTCAGCTAATGGATCTATACAAGGACAAACTGGAAAGATCATTGGTAATGCTGCATTCTATGTTCAAAGACGCGGAACTAACTTTCAGCAGATGTTATTCTCGGTATTTACGAATAAGTATATGTCCCAAGATGTACTTAGTTATTCTCAGCATCTTACTAATTCGGGCATCAAGAATTTTGACTACCAGCAAGAGTTCGAAAATCAATCTATCCTTTGGGCTGTATGCGGAGACGGAACTCTCATAAGCATGACGTATAGCTTGGAGCAAGAGATGTTTGCATGGGCTAGACATGATACGGGTCAAGACAACGGCGATAAGTTTATTTCTGTAGCCGTAATATACGGAGCTAATGGGGCAGATGACGAGGTGTGGGTGAGTGTTTTAAGAAACCCAGCAAACGCAACAACTTGTCAAATAGAACGCGTCTATCCTATAGCATGGCAGAACTACAATGTTGGTCAGCCAGATTTGACCCAAGCCTGCTTTGCGGATTGTGCTACCCAGTATTTCCCAACTACAGGTGGAACTAATGTTTTGTCTGGCCTGCCTGTTTGCTTGTATAATCGTTTTGTAACTGCGGCCTTAATTCCCGCATCTGGTACAGGTATGATTAGTTACCGTATCGTTTCTTGTAATAACTATGGCAATGTCGTCTTAGATAACTACGTACCAAAAACAGGTGATTGTGTATGGGTAGGTCTACCTATTCAATGGTATCTACAGCCTATGCGCCTAGACGTAGATCAACGAGCTGGTGAAGTGGTAGGTCTTACAAGAGCTATCAGTAAACTTTATGTACGCGTGGTGAACTCCATTGGCGGACAATGGGCTACTAGCCAAGGTGACATAGTAGATATACAATCCTATCCAATTACAGAGAACTCTGGCAACCCACCTCCTTTCTACCCAGACAAGCCTTTAGACCTCGAGCTAGATGTTGGCGGCCTAACGCAATACGAGCTGGATGCTACGTTTACCCTTCAAGGCACAGATCCCCTGCCTATGACTGTTTTAGGCGTAACCATCAAACAAGACATTGGAGGCGCACCTTGAACTTAAGACTTATAGACTTAAACAAGGACTACGCTGAGATTAGCTCATGGTGGACTAGACGCGGGCTATCTCCTGTACCATTAGCCTGCCTACCGTCTTTAGGCGTAATAGTAGAACATGGCTGCGGAATAGCCGCTGGATGGTGCTACATTGACCAAGGCGGTAGAATTGCCGTTATAGACTTTATAACCACCAACCCTGGCGTTGCTATGGGTCCCACCACAACAGAGGCTATAGACCACATTATAGGCTTCTTTGAGGCCAACGCTAAGGACGAGCAGATACCCTGCATCCTGTCATTTGTGGCAAAGGATACGGGATTGCATCGCTTTATGGTAAGAAACGGGTGGACTGATAACGTAAGTAGCCCTCATATACTTCTTTCAAAAACCTTATAATCATGGCTTTACCAGCAATACCATTAGCAGTAGCAGCAGTGGCCTCAGCAACGGCCTCAGGCGTAAAAGCCTACGAAGCTAGCAAGAATGCTACCTATGCGGCAAAAGTTGCCGATTATAACGCCAAAGTAGATATAGCTAATGCTGAACAGCAGGCTATGAATACGCAGGCTAACATAACTAAAGAGCGTATCTCTGATGCTTCATACCTTTCTAGTCAAAGAGCTGGATATGCAGCATCTGGTATATTATCAGACAGCGGTAGTGCGTTGATGGTTCAAGCTACAACGGCAGCTAGAATGGAACAAAACATCCAACAACAATGGACTACAGCTCAACAGCAAGAAGCTGCTGGATATTCTGCGGCACAACAATCTGTGCAACAAGGCAAACAACAAGCTAAATCATATCATTTAGAAGAAATGGCTGACATATTTAAAGGAGTTGGAAGTCTTGCTTCAGCATTTGCTGGAGGTGCTGGTGGTCCAAGTACCGTATAATTAATCATGGCTAACATACCTACAATTCCAGGAACACAAGCTGTAGAATCTCCGCAGTTAGGCGTAAAGATTGATCCAAGGGCTGGGTTGCAAGCTAACACAGCATTTGGTGAAGCCATTGAAACTGCTGCAAATGTCGTATCCGCATACGAAGAAAAGAAACAAAAGATAACAGATATAACGCTACAGAACCAAGCATCTTTAACCTTACGTAGTGCAACAGATAATTTTAGACATGAAGTAGCAACTGGTAAATATACACCAGATGAAATACCCAAACAATGGGAACAAGTAAGGAATAGTACTTTTTCTCAAATAAATGAAAATTTAACTAACGCATCTCCTGAGGCCAAACAAGCAATTAATTACCACATGGAGATGAGTGGTCACGAAATAGGAGCAGAATTTCAAGCGGCAGCAGATAGCTTACAAATTAAAAATGCTATTAATAGTGCAACGGCTATACGAAAAAGAATCGAAATAACAGGTGATCGTTCATCTATATCAGTTGCCGAAGCTGCATATAGGCAATTAGTAAATCAAAATGCAATGACGCAGCCTGAGATGGATGTTAACATGATTGAAATGAAACAAAATGTTAGTCGCAGTGAAATTAAAAACGGTATTAATAACGATGATCCATTAACAGTTATTAAAGCATACAATGATTTCAAAGATGGTAAAATTGGTTTAGATGTACCAGAAGGTGAAAAAACAACTTTGTTAAGCCAGTTTAGAACTAGGATTAAACAAAACCAAACTGATCAACTTAGAACGCTACAAGAAGATCACAACAACGCAGGCATTTCTTACGATGATAAATACGTAAAGACATTAGAATCGCAAGGACTTTTACGACCACGTGCTGCATCAGATTATCTAAGATGGCAAAATGGCAAAGTTGATACACAAGCAGAAGCAGCAACTGTTAAATTCTTAAGAGATAAAATTTACGAAATAGCAAACAATCCAGCATTGAACGACAGACAAGTAGAAGATGCTATAACAGACCTTAAAGCTACTCCACAATACGGATCTCTACATGCCCCATTTGTTTTTGATTTAGATAAAACATTTGCTGATATAAAATCTGAAAAAACAAAAACAGAAGGAAAGGCTCACGATTATTTAAACAGCTATTTAAATACTGGAAAATTAGGTGATCGAGATGTTCTTACAAATAGACCAGCACCAGATTCAATTAAAAGATTTCAGCAAATATTTGATTTATTTAAAGCAGACCACGCAAAACATCCAGAATGGACTTATGATGATATTACTAAGCACATAGATGGCTTGGTAAAGAAATCTGTAACTGGTAGACAATCAAAAGATTTAACAAGTTTAATTACTGGTCAAGTTCAAGAATAATGGACAACCAATTACAAAGTCCTACCGAAGAACAGAATCAAGCACCAGAAACTGCTGAATCTTATCTTTGGCATACACCGAACTTTAGTGATACGACACTTTCTAAAAAAGATGAAAGTGTTAATAGCACTTCTTTTTTACCTTATTTTAAAGGCCAAGAAGGATTGGCTAAACTATCAAAGAAGGCTCCTACTTTAACACCTGGCACAGAAAAGGATACTTTGTCTACATCCTACCTTAGTGCGGCATTAAACAAAGATAGCGAGGATGTAGCACAACACCTTTCTTATTATCAAAGCTCGTATGCTAAAGCTATGGGTTTTGGTGATGATGTTGAAGGTGACAAGTTCTTTGATGCAATGGGTAAGTTTTCTCAAAAGTACGAAGATCATTCAAATTTAGTAGCTGGCATATATAACGACATATACACAGGATACCTTACTGGTAATAAAGAAGGATCAAGACAGGCTTATCAAAAAAACAGAGAGAAATATAAGACCATGCCTGGGTACGATCCTAAGCATGATGATTTCCTTCAAGCTACGGCAGATTCTGCTATAAACTATATTGATAATCGAGGGCACTCGCTTACAAGTTCAGTAGACACTTTAAGTAAATATCTTGAAGCAGTAAGAGCTAAGAATAGCAAGGGAGCTAGCGTCGCTGGAGAAACACTTGGTGGTTTACCAATACAAGAAAGATCAGATTTAGAATCTTACAAAGATCAAGCTGTACAAGCATTGATTGATTTGAGTCCCGAAGATAGAGAGATAGCTACAGCATTAGCTTCTCAAAAAGCAGGCAAAACAACCCTTAAAGAACGTCCATTTGGTTTAGCTGCTGGAGAGGAACTTAATCGTGGTATAGGTCAATTTGCCACTGGTTTAATGGGTTCTTTTTCTGATGCTTTACCAGAACAATCCCAAAAGAAATTTGATGTACAAAGACGTTTAGACCAATTAGTAAATGGTACTATAGATCCAATAGAAGGCGGTAATGTTGTAAGCAAGTTTATGCTTTCAACAACTAATCAATTACCAGTCATTATAGCATCTTACACTGGTGCGGGTCTTGGAGTATTAGCAGTAAGTAACTATGGTAATATTAAGACTGAACTGAAAGACCAGGGTATTACGGGTGCAGAATCTGTTGGCATAGCTGCAACATCCTCTTTAATACAAACTGGTTCTCAGTACTACATTGGTAAGTTATTTAGAAATTTAGCACCATCTGCTGAAAGTTCATTTGCTAACCTAAGTAAAATTGGAACATCGCAAATAGCTAAAGCCTTAGCTAAAGAAACAGTTATTCGTGGAGCTGAGTTTGGCGGCATTACAGCAGGACAGTTAGTTGCTAAACCTTTTTCACAGCAAGTAATGGCAATGATAGATCATGCCTTACCCGAAGAACTAAGGACTAATCTAAAGGCTCCTAACTGGCAGGAAGAGTTTACAAAACCTTTAGTAGAAGCGGGACCCAATACAGCAATGGGTCTAGGCGCATATATGATCCTTGGTTTGGGAATGGGTAAGTTTCATTCTGCGTATGCTAAGACTTTAATGGCTGACGAACTCAGCATGAAGGCTGTTGGTATACCCAATGAAAAGATAGTAGAAATAAGAGAAGCTCCTAACACGGAAGCTAAACAACAAATATTCCAACAAGCATTCCAAGAAGAAAAGAAATTTGATGAAGGACAGAAAACTGCCGTACATGAATTAAACCAAAGAACTCAACCAGTAGCTCCTTTAAAGAATGCAATCGTTCGCATTGGCGATGGTAGGTCATTTCGTGGAGCAACGCACGACGATGCTTATTCATCAATGGATTTTCATATAGGTGATTTAGTTGGTGAAAAAGTTAAATACTTAGAATGGGAAGGAATTCTTTATCGTGATAATGAAGGTAATTTTACTATAGCGCCATCAGATGGGGGGAAACCTGTGCAAGTGGAAGGATCAGGAAAAACTCCTGCTACACCAGCAAAAGAGATTGGCGTTGTACCTACTGATTTTTCGGAAAGACAAAGGATTATTTTTCAAGGCAAAGGCTATCGCATAAGAGAAGGCTTTGAAGATGAGGAGGGTACGTTTTATAATAGAGAAGATGCAATGAAGCACGCTCGCAAATATGGTTTATTAAACGGACCATGGGCTGGTGAAGACTTATTGCATAGTCACATGATTGCTGAGCCATTAGGACAACCCGATGGAATTAAAACAGTTAAGACTGGAGAAGATAGTTATTCAGTACAAACAAGCAGTGGTGTTCCTATAGCCAACACGAGCACTCCAGAAATGGCTAAACACATTGAGGAGAAAATTAAAGTCAAAGATCAAGAGAACATAACCAAGCAAATTGGAAATGCTGTAGAACAAAGTTCTATGCCTAAAGAAGCTGCTCGCCCCATGACTTTGTCTGAGCGTGCTAATAAGGCACAAGAACGTCTTGCTAAGAATATAAAGACCCGTGGCTTTGCTGGTGGATTTGATAAAGAAAGTATTGAAGACGCAGCTATTGTTACAGCAGATCTAATACACTCTGGCGCTATTAAAGCCGCAGATGCTTCCGCAAAGATTCTAGAAATGTTTGGTGAAGCTGCTGCTCCTTATGCAGATGAAATTGAAAAGTTAGCACAGGGTTATGCTGCGTCAGAAGGAAAGCAAATGCTGCAAGCTGCTACCGCACAGGCAAAACAATCTCCAGAAGTAAATAGATTTACAGGGTTATGGAATACTCTTAGCGAAAACGTAAGTGATGTAGCAGAATTTAGACACGAAACTTCAAATGCAGCACTTCCTAAAATGAGTGCAATATCATCGGAAATCACAGATGCTGCTGTAGATCACGCTAACTCTCCAACGTCTAGGCAAATACTACCTCTTGCTGCACATTACGCTGTGTTAGGAGAAAAGTATAATGATGCTGAATTTAACGAACGTCTTGGGACTTTTGGTGTAGAGGATATGCAACGTGGTTTAAAACAGCATTACCTTGATGAGGCTTCTAAACTTGACGAGAAGATTACTAATGCTACAGACGCAGAAGAGAAAAGGAATCTCAAGCGTGAACAAAAAGGTTTAGTAGAAGATGCTTCTAAGGTTACCACTTTCATGTCTGATGAAGACTACGAAAGAGAATCCAAAGATCCAGAGATCTTATTAGCTGTGGCTAAACACAAAGAATCTGTTCAAAAACCAGCAGAAGAAATGCACACGTCTACTGGTGGCAAGCTAGGTATATCTGGTTTAAAAACTGGCATATACTTAAACATGAAAGCTGTCTTTGGCGAAGATACAGACAAGGTGTTGTTATCTGGCGGAAGTAAAGCTGGTAATGTCACTGGCTCAATGAAACGTGGCAGCGTCTTTAGCAAAGAAAGAACTGGTACTGGAAAAGAATACTTAACTGATTACAAAACTCTTACTCAGAGAATGTTGTCTGGTAACTATGAATCATATACTAGAAACAAGCTGTATGACGCTGTTATAAAGAATGGTGCTGGTGTTATTAGCAAAACAAGTCCAGGTGAGGGATATACAGCTCTACCAGTGCAAGGGTATCCAAAGGGAGAAACGCTTTGGGTTAAGGATAGTGTATATCCAGAATTAAGAAAAGTACTTAATCTAGATCCTAAATTACAGATTTCTGGATTGAGTGCATTAGCTGCAAAGATAAATAAAGCTACTTTAGTTAGCGGCGTTGAAGGTGTTTATCATACAGCTAACTTAATAAGAAATGTAGCTCAAACTGTTCAAGGTAGGGGTTTATTAAGTGATCTTGCTACAAAGAATCCTTTTGTAAGTATACCTTTAGCTATCTCTAAGATTTATAACAAAACAAGACAGTTGATGGATAAAGATCCAGAGCTTTATGATTCTATTTATCAAGTGAGTAAGTCCTTTGGTATAAGAGGAAATCCATTTGTTGATGAACAACTCAATAGATTAAATCCTAATAAATGGGAAACGTCTAAAACAGGTAAATTAATAAACACTTTAGATTTAGCTGGCAGGCTTGTGATAAACGATATGTACGAAGATGCCCTTAAACAAGGGATGATTCTTGAAGACACACCTGCCAATCGTCTTGAGTGGTTAAAGAAATCTGGTAACTACAATGAACGTTTACAAAGCAATTTACAAAGAATGGTAAAGCAGACGGGTATATCTCCGTTTGTTACTGCTGGTATTAATAAATTACAGAATGGTATAGATCAAATGCTGCTTCTTTCTCCTCGCATGAAAGGACTCAGTGATGCTGGCAGAAGAAGGATGGTAGCGAGCAAAGTGGCAAATGCTGCTTTTTGGTATGTGTCTGCTCCTTTACTTTTAAACTTGATGCTTTGGAAAGATGCGTTCCCTAATGGAGTTCCTGCTGGTGCTATTAAAATAGGTGTAGATAAACAAAGTAAACCTATATACATAGATCCGTTACAATGGACAGGTATGCGTACAGGAATGCGAGCAACAGGCGTGGAGGCAATGATAGACGGCATGAGGAAAGGTGATTCGTTTAGTACAACCACTACACACATTGCTCGTGATATGGCTGGTGAGATTATACGTCCATTCACGGGAGTGCCTGCTGACGTTGCATCACTAGCCTTAACAGGCCATACTACTTATTCGTTACTTAACGGACGAGCTCCAGAAACTGGCAGACCTGGTACTAGCTTTGGTAATTTGTTATATGGTTTCACAGGCGTTAATCCATTGGCTTCTTCAGCAGGAAAAGGATTTATGGAAGAACCAACGGCTGCTAGCTTAGCGAGTAAGGTTGGGTCTGGTGTTTTAAAAGCTGGTGAAGATATTGCGAGCGCAGTAACTGGTGTAAAGAAAGGTCCAGCCGATACTCCTATTACACGTACATTTCAAAAAGCAGAATTGTTTAAAGAACAATTAGGAATAGCTAAAACTGAAGAACAGTTTGGTCCTTCGGAGTTTGGTAATCTTAAAAAGTATATAAGTGAAAAAGATGATTCTAGGGCTATATCTGAAATAAGATCTTTAGTTGCAAAAGAACGTGGAGCTAACAACGAGGTTAAATACGCAAAGATAGAACAAGCTGTGAAGCGTTCTTATTTAAAGAACTTTATTGGTAGCCGTGTTGATGAAGCACAGTTTGTTAAATCATTATCGCCTAAAGAAAAAGTTGATTACGATAAAGCAATGCAAATTAAAATGAATGATTATGTGAAAGCTATTTCTTTAATAGAAAGAGCTAAGTTGCGTAATGTTAACACGTCTTTAAAATGAGTTCACCATTTCCAGACGAGGTAGAATACAACATGGATCCTGCCGAGACAGGACGCTCTGGATGTTTAATACCTAACATTGACGATGATAGCTCAGGTGACCCAGACTACGAGGATGACGATGAGTGAAGTAAACGACAAGATAGCCTTAGTATGTTGCAACCCTTTATTCTGTTCCTTAGCCGAAAGGTTTGGGCGGGACTTTAAGAAGGTCTACCTGCACATCCCTTACGCTGGATCCTTTCCTACGATGAACTCTGGCCTAATAGGCACAGGGCTTAAGAACGTAGAGTTGGTGGATGACGTCTTTGGCCCGCACTTTGACGAGGTGGACATCTTTATATTCCCAGACTTAGGTACAGCAGCCTTACAGATACACCTAGAGAAGCTAGGCAAGCGTGTCTGGGGGCCAAGGAATGCCGAGGAACTAGAACAGTACAGAGAGCTCTGTAAAGAGAAGATGGAAGAGATGGGGCTACCTGTACAGCCATGGAAGGTAGTAAAGGGCGTAACGGCCTTAGAAGCCCACCTACGTGCCAATCCTAAGCAGCATGTTAAGATTGATAAATGGCGTGGCGTAACAGAAACCTTCTACAGCCCTGAATGGGACGTGGTAGAACCTAAGGTACATGCTATAGCTAACGACATAGGAGGCTTTAAAGAGCAGCTTGAATTCATTTGTGAGGACGATTTACCAGACCGCGTTGAGGTGGGTATAGACACCTATTGCATAGACGGCATGTATCCTACCAACACCCTGTTTGGCATAGAGGCTAAGGACATGGGGTACGTAGGACAGATGGTGCAATGGGACGACATTCCAGAACCCCTGCGCCGTTGGAACGAGATGTTTGCCCCTTTGTTTGCCCAATATGGCTGTAGAGCTTCCGTATCTAATGAGGTTAGAATAGGTAAAGACCTAAAGCCTTACATGGTGGATGCCACGATTAGGGCTCCATCCCCGCCATCAGAACTATGGCAAGAGCTGTTCACCAACCTTTCTGAGATAGTCTGGTACGGGTCTGAAGGTATTCTTGTAGAGCCTAAGCCTGCGGGCAGATGGGGCGTAGAGGTGTTAATTAAGTCTCAATGGGCTAAAGACAACTGGCAAGCTGTAGACTATCCAGAGAAGTATGCTAACCAGATAAAGCTATATAATTGCGTAGTCATTGATGGTAAACGCTTTGTAGTAACCCAGCATGAAGACATGATAGAGATAGGGGCTGTCGTAGGCTGGGGTGATACACTAGAAGAAGCTGTAGAGCACGCTAGGGAAGCGGGAGAATCCATCAAGGGATACAACATCAAATTTAACATGGGTCCTATTGACACCGTGAACAAAGCTATCGAGGAGTTGGAGGAGATTGGTATCTCGCCCTTCAAGATGGACAAAGAAGAAAAACAATCTAAACCAGACTAACGATGAGCATTACAACCACAACCAGCAAGGTACAATATACCATATCGTCTACCACCCAGACGCTAACGGTGACGTTCCCTTTTAACCTTCCTACTGACTTGTTGGTAACAGATGGTGCTAACATCTTGGTATACAATAGTGACTACACAGTTACTGGTGGCGGCTATAATAGCATCAACCAGATGCTTACGGGTAGCATAACGCTATTAACCACAGGATCGTTTCCTTGTACCGTAGGCGACCTTGTAACCATCCAACGCAACGTACCCCTTACCCAGACCACTACTTTCAGTTCTACGGGCATTCTAACCCCGCTAATGATTGAACAGGATGATGATAAGCTAACAACCATCACCCAGCAACTAACAGCAGGCCAATATTACCCATTCCCTAACAACAGCGGAGTACCACAGGCTTTATGTATTCCTTGGATTACCGCTGAAACAGGTACGCCTGCAACTACGGGAACAACCACTTCTTTAAATAGTATTAATGTAACTAACATTACTACAGCATCCCTTCCTATCATAGTAGCTACCAGTATCACATACACGGGTGGTGGAGATGGGCTACAATGGTGGAAGCTAAGACAAAACAACGGTACTACTGATCCTTCCGTAAACATAGCTGGTGCGTTTGTCATTCCGCTTTATCACGGTGTTGGTCAGAACTTGATATGGGTGAGAGTGGGATAAGCCTATGGCTTCTACTTCCAACTTTGTTTTAGCGTACAACAAGCAAGACGTTGTTGCTGGTGGAGCTTTATCTAATGCTACGTCTACTCCTGTAACTGGAACTACAACCACAGGAGTAACCCAAATATTAGCTGGTACTAATATAACTATTAGTCCTTCTGGCGGTACGGGAAATGTAACCATCAATGCTTCTGGTGGTTCATCTACAAATACTGTTTTAAACGGTACAACAGCTCCAGCAAGCGGGACAGGTAATGTTGGCGACTTCTACATCAACACAACCAACGAAACTATTTACGGACCTAAGAACAGTAGTGGCACACCTTGGGGTAGTCCTACATCGTTAATTGGTCCTACAGGAGCTACAGGTGCTACAGGAAGTTCTGGAACCAACGGAACGAATGGGGCTACATGGTATTCTGGCAGTACAACTCCCAGTTCTGGTTTAGGCGTTAATGGAGACTATTATCTTTATACAACAACAGAAGATGTTTACCAGAAGGTTAGTAGCACATGGATTGTAATAACAAACATTAAAGGTGCTACGGGAACTCCAGGTACTAATGGTACTAATGGCACAAACGGAACTAACGGTACAAATGGAACCAATGGTGCAACTTGGTATAGCGGTACAGCAACTCCCTCATCTGGCACAGGAGTCAACGGTGATTACTATTTACGCACAACCACTGGAGATGTTTATTTAAAAGCAAGTGGCAGTTGGACAGGACCAATAGAAAACCTTACAGGACCTACTGGAGCCACAGGAGCCACTGGAGCTACAGGCGCAGGCGTTCCATCTGGTGGATCAACAAGCCAAGTAATTTTAAAGAATGCTTCTAGCACAGCTTGGTACACAGAACATTTTAACGTACAATCGTTTGGTGCTACAGGCAATGGTTCAACTGATGATACAACTAATATCAATTTAGCCATAGCAGCACTTAATGCCGCTGGTGGTGGAGAGCTATATTTTCCTAAAGGTACGTACGTGATAGGATCTAGTACTACACCATCGTTAACAATTATAACCGTACCATGTCATGTGCGTGGTGACGGCGTTAATCTTTCTATAATTAAACAATACGATACTACACATAACGTATTAACTATACAGACTCCTTATCAGTGCATTGTAGAACATCTGCAATTAACTACCAATACATCAACATCTGGAAACGGTCTTGATTTAAGTTACCCTAGTGGAGGATATAAAGCAGCGTTTAATAGTAATTCAGTTATATTTAATGTTCAAACTAGTGGCACAATGGCTATTGGTTTAAACTTAAATATATACGATTCGACAATATCTAATTGTACCATAGGTACAGCGAATGTTGGTATTAGTGTACAAAATCCTAGCTGGCCTGACGTCTCTGCTGGAATGATTAAAGAATGTACCATTAACACTAATGGACATACTGCTATATTTTTAGGTAGCGACGGTATGACTGTTGTTGATAACTATTTTTATAACAACAACTATTGCATAAACATAACTGTAGATAGTACATCGCAAGGTTCATTATCAGATTACTGGATAATGTATAACCACATGGAGTATGTGTTAACTAGCGCAATATTGTTAGTAAATAATACTGCATCAGATTATTTACTTAATGTTTTAATTAACAATAACGAGATGGCTTGGAGTCCTCCAGCAGCAGCAACCAGCACAATGAGTTTGGTAACTCAAAGCGGTTCATCTACTACAGCTGGTTGGCTAAGTGATTTTACATTCGTAGGTAATGTTGCAAATACTTTATACGATGGCATTCATTTACCTTATGCTCAAAGAGGAAGTATAACAGGTAACACTTTTCAATACTCCTTAAATCAATGTGTTTATTTAGGTGCTGGTACAAATAATATTGTTACTAAAGCCAATGTATTCCATGACACAACAACTCCATACATGGATTACGGCAGCAGTAATTCCACTGATTACTGGGTTGCAAAAGGTGTAAACGTAACGCAACAAAACTCTGGAGGAACAGGATTATCTATTCCTAATAATTCAGAAACTACTGTTTCATGGAATAGATCTATTTATAATGATGGTAGCTTTTGGTCTAGTTCTAGCCCAACTTTAATAACTGTGCCTTACAATGTAGGCATTAAACGTGTACAACTAACAGCGTCTATTAACTGGGATCCTAACGCTACAGGTTATAGGCAAATTAAGATTAAAGATAATAACGGTAATACTTACGGTGGTAATTTAATACCTGGGGCAACTACAGCAGACTTTGCTTCTGATTATAATTCTACACTTACTTGTATGATTGATTTGGCTTCTATGAGTAACCCTACAAGTTTTTATGTTACAGCAACACAAGACAGTGGTGGGGCTCTTAATATCCGTTCAAGCTATGGATCATTCTTCTGCATGGAAATCAAATGCTAACTTTATGAAACGTCTATTCCTATTCCTTTTAACTGCTCTTGGGCTATCAGCTCAAAGCATGAACGTCACGGTACAACCTAATGGTTCTGGCACAGGGACGTTTAACAACCCACAGATTAGTTATTACCTAGCTGCCACAGGACAGACATGGGATTTCCGTAACGCCACGGTTTATTTGCCTACGTCGTTTACGTCAGGCGTGTCTCAGATCATTGCTGGTACTAACGTCACCATAAGCCCATCAGGTGGTACGGGTGCTGTTACTATCAATGCTACAGGAGGTGGGGGAACAACAGGAAGCTCTATCCTTTATGGCAATGGTAGTGGCGGGTTCTCAAACGTAACAATAGGAACAGGTCTTACGTTCTCTGGTGGTACGTTAGCATCTACAGCATCTGGTGGGACAGTGACTTCTTTCAGTGCTGGAACATTAACTCCTTTGTTTACTACTAGCGTTGCTAATGTTTCAACAACTCCAGCTTTAACATTCTCATTATCTAACGCGGCAGCTAACACAATCTTTGGTAACAACACGGGTAGTTCGGCAGCTCCAGCCTTCTACACCATATCATCTTATCTAGATACGTTTGGTTCTGCACAAGGATCCATACTCTATCGTGGAGCTTCTGGCTGGGTAGTTCTTGCACCTGGTACGTCAGGCTATGTTCTTCAGACTAATGGAGCATCTGCTAACCCATCATGGGCTGCTGTTGCTAGCGGGGCTGCTGGGGCCAATCCTAGTGCCTCTGTAGGGCTTACGGCTGTTAATGGTACAGCTACTACCTTTTTACGTTCAGATGGAGCTCCAGCCCTATCACAAGCTATTGTACCTACATGGACGGGGTTACATACATTTACTGGCGGCATCACTTTTGGAAGCTCTACAGGTTCGGTACAAGCTACGTCTGGTGTACTATCCGTGATTAGTAACA